TTTTACCGGCATGATAAGATAAAGTTTTTCTAATGTGCTCTACATTACTAAAATGCAGAGGCTCTTCTGCATATATCTTTTTAGCTAGTGTAAGTAATGGTGTATTAGGAAATTTTTTTAATGCTGTGATGCATATCTCCGTGCCTTTAGATCTTTTTTTAGCCATCTAACAGTTAATTATATGGCCAATATCGTATAAAAACCTTAATCAACCTAATTATTTTATGGCTCAAGACCAATTTAGTGTAACAATAAACAAAGAAACGTTATCTAAAATTCTAGATAACATACTGGTTAACAGTCTTCCAGACAAAGATCTCATGGTTCAGTACCTAGCAAAGCTTATAATGAAGGGTTATGCTGGCAATGATTTCTTTATGGCTTTAACCAATACCTTTCCTGAAATTAAATTCAGGCCGGGTGACAAAGTTAGAATCGCAACTGAAACCTTGTACTATAACATAGATGTAGATAGGTCTATTGAAGAGGGATACATTATTGATCATGGAATATATGTTGAAGTTACCTCTATAGATCCTGTTTCATGTAATTGCTACAAGGGCATCGTTAGGTTTATAGATAAGAGTAACACATTTCAGAAACGAGAAATGGAATTCAATCCTGATTGTATCTTAATGGATAATACAATAGTTCCTGCGAAGCCAGCAATAGTTCCAGGTGATCTAATTTAGTATTAGCTATTTAGTGCACATTATTTTGTATATCATATCTTAAGTTCATTAATTATTTATTAGACTGAGTAACTTTGATATATGTATTATCAGTTACCCAATGGTAAGACGATATGGCTAGATATTTCGGATGTTTTAAACCTAACACCTGAAGATATCCAATACCTTATCGCCACCAATATGGGGGAGGTAATACTAAATCCGTTTAAGAATTCAGTACTAAGTAATAAAGATGAACTGGAAGAAACTGATTCAGAAGAGGAAACTGAATCAGGGGATATAGACTTTTATTATAAAGAGTTTTATCCTGATGAGTTTCCAGATACCAAGGACGACAGTATAAATTTTGACGACCTTGAAAATTAGTCTAACAATTTAAATCTATTATTACAATGCTTAGTAAAGTTTATGTGACTGCCAATGAGGTTGGTCAAGTAGTTATTCCATCTAAGGAAAATCCAAATTATGGTCATATCCGTGTAGAACAAAAGCGTACTGTTATTACAGACAAAGGTTGGGTACGTAGCAAAGTACTGAGTGCATTGATGCATGGTACTGTAGATGAATTGGAAAGCCTTGGATTTATGGCAGGAGAAATTCTTCCTGGCAAAATCATTATCAAGGAATCATTGACTCCATTCAATGCCAAAGAACCTTCATTAGATTTTAAGATTGCAGGTAAAACTGGTATTGTATGTATGGTAAATGAGCAGCCTATCTACCGCAAATGTTTCTATAATCAGAGCGGAACAGATACTGATGAGACAATTTCTCATACAAATGGTGAAGCAATACGTCAGGCAAATATTAAATTTGCTGAGACAGAAGAAGTTGCAGACGTGGATAACGATCCATTTAGTCTGTAATTGTTTAAGTATAGTATTTAGGTCAAATGGGGGTGTAACAGCCCCCATTTATTTTTTATCAACTTAATAATCAATCTATTATGCCACTCTACCAAAAAGTTACTTACACTGGAGGACTGTCTGAGTATCAGAAGTTTCCAAAAAGATTTACTTCTCAAGTTATCTATGAGCAAGATAGGTTCAATGCCTATCAAAACTTTCTTTACAAACGTGCATTGTTTGGACTATCTGTATATTCTAAAGATGAACTAAATACTATGCATTACTCTAAGAAGAAGAGGATAAATGGGGTACATCAAAGAGCACAAAAAGTTCTGAACATATGGAAGCAAGAACTTATTCATGAGTTTGTTTCTAATTTCCTGTGCAAACTATTTCATCATAGTACATTTGCTAAAGATTATTCGGAAAAGTTTGCCGGGATAGTGGATGATACGTACATTAGCACAACTGAATTCAAAGATCTTGGTATTAAGAAAGAGAATATCATAGAGAAACTAATTCAGGAGAAAGTACTACCGTCTAACTTTTATGAATTAAGATGAACCTCAACGAGTTAAGCAACAAAGAGTTACTGTTTGTTTACTTTACAAACAAGTCACTCTATGATCTGTATGAAACTGTACTTGCTGATAAAAAATATGAGTCAGTAGTTGACATGTTCGACATGGGTAGTATTATAATTAAAAATACTCTATTCGACGAAGAGATTACTGAGATTCAAAACAGTGATCATTACAGAACTGTTGTTAACTTGCATGAAAAGTTAGAACCAATAGCCAGTATCATTGGTGAGGTTGATTCTAAACTTTACGATCAGATTCAAGAGATCGTAGATTACCGTTACCGTTTCTAAAAGTATCAAAATGTTAGTTGCAAAACCTAAAATTTGCAGCGGTTGCGGCATTCAAAAGCCTATATGGAAGAAAGAGGGGAGACAGAGGTTCTGTAAGGACTGCTGGAGTTGCCATTCTAGTAAGGACAAAATTAAACCAACAAAGCAGAAACCTTTGTCCCCCAAATCTTCTAAGAAGGAAAAGTTAGATGCTGCATATACTGCTCTAAGAAAAGCATATCTATCTACACATCCTATGTGTGAGGCTAGGCTACCGGGTTGTAGCCTCAATGCTACAGACATACATCATAAACAAGGTAGAGTAGGTGGACTATATCTAGATGATTCTGAATTCATGTCTATATGTAGAACCTGTCATACGTGGATACATGATAATCCAGCAAAAGCAAAAGCATTAAAACTATATCATTAGTATGGGAAAAATGAAACAGTTATTAGATAAGTTTGAGGGTTATGTAGTTACTGCAGATGTTTATTTTCCAAATGAAGCTACACCTGAGTATGCATCAACCTTTATTGAACCTGAATTTCTTTCAGCCGATAGTGTCAAATCTGTAATAACAAGGGTAAGAAATAGAAGATTTAGAATCAGTCCTAACAAAGCAGAAATTAATATCTACAAAAGTTATGGAGATGATGCACTTGATTTTAAATATACTAAACTTGTAAAATCAATTAGCTTAAGTTCTAAGCAATGTAAAAACGCTTGGGTATGATTATTAGATTTAAGAAATACGAAGATGAGAATGGTACCAAACATTGGTACCTGCATGAACCTACATGGAGAGGAGATTCAAAAGATCTCCAGTTACCATCAAGTCTAGAGAGTCTAGTAGAGGAGGAGGTAGGAATAAGTACAACTGAAATATCTTTTGAGGTAAGTAAGTATCATATGAGTGATGCTAAAAATCTAGAGAAGATTCATAACGAGGAGATGGAGGCAGGTAGGTACGATTCGTATTATGGTGAGATATATATCTGTGACTTGTTGCAGTTATATTTTCCAGAAGGTTATCCTAATAAAATTTATTATAAGGCAAAAGCAAATGACAAGGGATGATATACAGGCGGAAGCTATTAAAATATTAAAAGGTTTATCTGCAAATTCACGTGTTGGTTTGGGAATCAGTATGGGTGTGGGTAAAACTAAGATATGCCTAGAGTATATTAATTACCTATCAAGTGCTAGAGTTATTCCATTAAAGACTTTGGTTGTTGCACCGAAGGTATCTATACATAGATCCTGGAAGGACGAGATAGTTAAACATGGATATGAGGATTCTAATCTTGACATTTCCTACGGGACTTATCTTTCCTTATATAAGAAGAACCTGAGTAATTATGATTTGATTATTCTTGACGAGTGTCATAACCTTTTACGTAAGCATGATACTGTTCTATCTAACTATAAAGGTTGTATCGTTGGTGTAACAGGTACACCCCCTAAGATAGCATCATCTGAGAAAGGTGAGATGGTAGCAAAGCATTGTCCCATTAAGTTTACCTATATGGTAGATGATGCGGTCAGTGATGGTATCTTAAACGATTACATAATATACGTACATGTTCTAGATTTAGATACTCGCAAAAACTATTTCAAGAAGACCAAGACTGGAGGTTATTATACATCAGAGTTAGATGATTACAACTATTGGTGCAGAGCAATAGATGGTGCTAATAGTCAGAGAGAATTACAAATGAAGCGTATCCTTAGAATGAAGGGACTGATGTCTTATCCTAGTAAAGAGGTGTATGCCAAGGAGTTACTGAATTATATCAATGATAAAGTAATCCTATTTGCTAATACAAAAGACCAAGCTAGTAGACTGTGCAGTTATTCTTATTTCAGTGGCAACAGAAGTTCTGAGTCTAACCTTGAAAAATTTAAATCTGGAGATATATTTAAACTTGCATGTGTCCTACAATTAAATGAAGGTGTTAATATACCAGATTTAAAACAGGGTATAATCATGCATTCATATGGTAATGAGCGTAAGTCATCACAAAGACTAGGTCGTTTGCTTAGATTAAATCCAGACGAGACAGGGAAGATTCATATCCTATGCTATAGAAATACCGTAGACGAAACATGGGTCAAGTCAGCACTTGAGGACTATGATCCATCTAAAGTAATGTGGGTATCTAAAAGTTCAAAATTTACAGCATGAATACACAAGTAGAACACGTTGAAGAATTACTTGAAGATGTAGAATCACAACCTAGGATTGTATTATACAATGACAATCACAATTCATTTGAGCACGTTATATTGTGCCTAATGGCTTTCTGTAATCATAATCTTATTCAGGCAGAACAATGTGCACAGCTAGTACATTCTAAAGGTAAGTACGCAGTTAAGCACGGTAGTATAGATGAGTTGGTTAGTATCAATAACCAACTGGCTGCCAATGATTTAACTACAGAGATACAACTGTAGGGTATTTAGTGTATATTGGTCCAATAAATACAAACCATGACTGCACTAATACTATTACTAATTGTTGCAGCAGGAGTATTCAAAGGTAAAATGGATGCTCTTGCTGATGAAGAAATGAAAACATTTGATTGGCATCGTAAGTATGATTTCACAAAAGAATACAAATGTCATTGGTGGTACCTCGGTTTAATCAAACCTATGTTTCCAGAAAAGTTTCCATTTAGTTCTACAATACTTGTATTCTTGACTGATCGTTGGCATATGAATCAGTTCTTTATGCAGCGTTGTTTATTTCTTGCAATTGGTTTAGCAATAACCCCAAGGCTCCTACTGAGTATATTTGTTGCATTCATAGTATTCCCAATTATCATGGGTGTACCTTTCGAATCAGTATATAATTGGTATAGAAAATATTTAAAAGAAAAGAATAATGCTAGATCCTGAAGACAACTGCACTGGCCTATGTAGATATTGTGATAAAGATGCTATCTACAAATGTGCGCAAGAATTAGCTAGATTAGAAGATGATGAAAACATGGTAGATAGCATCTACTTTGATTTGCTAACTACATCTATTATCTGTACTAAATGTTTTAGCGAGGAATATTCTGATTACTATTCAGATGACGGCGCATGAAAATAATTGATCCACCTAATGGTTATAGGTACGGGTTCCCAAAACCAATACCTACTGATGTAGTAAACGTAAAAGAATGGCTAATAGAAAACGGTTACCCTAAATCTGAAATAGATAAATACGGAGACTGGTTCTATTGCAGATATCATTTTATACCAGACGGTATGAATAAAGTAAATAAACCAAAAACCAACGAAGATGAATCTTAAATTAAAAGGAAAGAGAATCCTTATTGAAAAGCCCGTAAGACCTGAAAGTCAGGTAATCCTTACAGAAGATGTTCAGGCAAACCTTGAAGCAGAGTTCATGAAATCATGGAGTAAGCTTAATGTAGTAGCTACTGGTGATGAATGCACTTCTGTAAAGACAGGAGATCAGGTATATATCGGTACAGCATTAGCTAACTGTGAGGTAATTGATATCGATGGCACTATGTATTTTATTGCCTACGAGAATAACGTTGCAATTGTTTGGTAATGAAGCCAGTAATAACTAAATCATCCTTTAGTAACGGTATTTTATATCTATGCTTATCTACAGGATTTGCCCTGATAGGTGGAATGGTAACAGAATACCTGTTTTACTTCGGCCTACTGATAAACCTTGCTCTAGTAATGGTATGGGCACTAGACTATGAGATGAATAGATTCATGGACAACACAGTAAAGATACTGCAGTACATGAAGTATGATTTTCGTAATGGTCCTATATACTATGTGATTGCAGCAGGTTGTTGGATTGTTACTATCATCAATGCCATTCTAGACCATCGCCGTTATGGATATATCGAATTTGACATTTGGTTATCCCTAACATCTGTTTATTTCATATCTTGTGTTATGGTCCTTTGGGGCTATACAAAAGATTATGGCAAACTCAAGTGATCTTATTTTTATATACTGGGATGATGTTCCTGTATCTAAGTCAATTCAAGAAAAACTAATACAATCTTTTAATGATCAAAATGAGCAACAGCCCGGTTAGTGTAACCGAGGTATATGAGGGTACCATAGAATTAGATCGTAAATATGTATTTACAGTAGAGAAAACAATTGTAGATAAGCCAGTTCCGGCTGATTTTCAACCCTATAATGTTAAAAATGTGTATTGTGTAGAGGATTGTGATGGAGAAATTGCTCCTGATGTATTATTTTTAATAGAAAGAACAATAATTAACTGGGGTAAAAAGAATGGAATCGGCAAATCAACTAAGGACGAATGATCCTAATGAAACCAAACCTCCTGTATGGGAGGATCTAGGTTACGCAAATTTTGAATAGTATGAGTAAAAAAACCAAATTGCTTAAAGATCTATTGGTCTTACTAGCTGACCCAGATATTTACCATGTATACTCAGATTCAGGTGATGGGTTTAGACATGAGTATACTATTAAAATTAGAGAGACTGAGTCTGGTACTATGTATAGTATGGAGTACTCTGATACTGGTGAATGGTCTGAAGAAATACGTGGTGTAAATGTATTTCATATACTAAATACCGGCAGTGGATTCAGATGGGTAGATACACTACCCGAGTTAGTCTTAGAATATGACCAAATGTATCAGTTACAAGTCTTCCTGAGATTCATTCAGGATATAGAAGCCAGTGGTAACTATACCACTAAAGTTCTAAAAGTAGAAGAAGTATCATCTTATAAATTTTAACCAACAAATGAAAAAAGTATTTATTGCTATGGCAATGGCTTTGCCTTTCCTATCCTTTTCACAACACTGTATTGTAAAAGACTGTGATGAGATGACTGAAATATGTTATTATTATCCCAGACACAATATCATTTTTGCTAATGATGCTAAGACTCAGGGTTTTACAATGGATGCCCGGATTGTAGAAGATGGAGGTCAGTTATCTATTGCAGATATTATGATTACTAGTGTCAATATTGGTAACTGTAATGAGAATGATAAATTCATTATCATGTTTGACGATAGCACTAAACTTTCATTAGTAAGCTGGAATAAGTTTAACTGTGAGGGTAATGCATGGTTTCATCTTGACTCTTCTGATATTGCTGCTTTAGCATCGCATAAAATTATAAAAGTATACTTCCAGAATGGTAGAAGCTATGATTCATTTACCCGTCCAGTAAAGGCAGATGACCAAGCATACTTTATGACCATCATTGCGGATTGCAGAGAAAATAAATTTACAGTTAAGCCAAAATAACATGTGTCCAGATATCTCAATGTGTTCAGGGGGTGATTGCCCCCTGAAACACTCTTGTTACAGACATACTGCTACTCCATCAGAGTTTAGGCAGAGTTATTTCTTAGGAATACCACTAGAAAAAGATGGTACATGTAAATATTATTGGGAGGATACAAATGAGTAAACAAACAGCAGTAGAGTGGTTAGCTGAAATGAATACTGATATGAAAAAGCAAACAGCAGTAGAGTGGTTATTTGCACACCTATTACCTTTCCTTGAGTTCTCTGACTTAAAGGAAAGAGAGCATTTTAGAAAATGCTTATCTGAAGCCAAAGCAATGGAGAAGGAGCAGATTATTAATGCTTATGAGGTTAGCCATATATCAATGATGACCAGTGAGCAATACTACAACGAAACATACGGAGGTGACAAATGAATAAATGGTTAGATTATCTATGGTTAAATAGATTTCAATGGTATCGTAAATGGAGAAAAGGTACTTGGTATAAACATCAATTCACAGTAGATGCACAACAAATTTCTCTAACTTTTATCGGTACTTGGTGGGCAAGATATGGTTATTTAAATAGATATTCAATTGTAATTGACAACGAAACATACGGAGGTGACGAATGATAATCTTAGCAGCAGTTATTGTAAGCCTATCAATATGGTTATGTGCACTTGAGTTAAATGAAATCAATAAAAAATTAAGGAAGTAAACAATGAATAAAGAATTTATTCCATACGAACAAGCATTAGAACTCATTAAACTTGGGTTTGATGAAAAGTGTATAGCTTGGTATCCAAATGACTCAGCCGCATTATCCATTGATGGTGTTTATCTTGGTGAAAGAAGATCTGGTTCGTATAAATTACTTGCATATGCACCACTATACCAACAAGCATTTAGATGGTTCAGAGAGAAGTATAAAGTAAGGTTTTTTATTCAATCAGGTATGTCAGATTTGGGAGAGTTCTTTAAGGTTATATTTCCCGATGGTGAGCAAAGGGGTATGAGCTATACTACCTACGAAGAAGCAGAGTTGGAATGCCTAAAGAAACTAATTGAAATAGTAAAAGGAGGTGACAAATGAGAGTTTATCTTTTTTTAATAAACTTAATAAACTTGTTATAAATGAGTAAAGTAACACTAGAGTTTAATCTTCCTGAAGATGTAGATGATTTCCGACATGCTGTCAATGGACAGGAGTACTACATTGCTCTGCATAATATCAGAGAGGATGTTAGACAAATCTGGAAGTACAGAGAACTCAGTAAAGAAGAGTATGCTCTTGTAGATGAGATTTACCAAATGATTAATCAAAGAATTAATGAAGGAGAAAGAGCCAATGATTAAAGAAGGTGATCAAGTAGTATGTATAGATGATGTATTTGATCCCCGGTCAATTGAGATTATCCCTAATAGACCTATTAAAGATAATATCTATACTGTCCGAGAGATGAGATATTATGATATGCATGATAAAATGGGCATTACTCTAATGGAAATTAAAAATCCTCTTATTGTAAGAGACACATTTGGTAGAAAACAAGAACCTAGTTTTAACATTATCCGGTTTGCTCCGTTAGATGAGGTATTAGATAGTATTAGTATAGAAGAACTACAAGAAGAACTAGTATGAGTAAAGTAAAATTAGTTACCCGGAAGTCTATGCAGATCAGACCTTCGGGTAGATCTACTGACTTCATTGCACCCAGTTTTGGGTATGGTTGTATAGGCTTTAATTGTTCATATTGCTACATGAAAAGACATAAGCCAGAAGGTCTAACAGTAGCTAAGAATATACATGATGTTCTTACTGCCATTGATCATCACTCTTGGTTTGCAGATGTAGATAAACCTAATCAGACTCATAAGCATTATGTAACTTATGATATAGGTTGTAATGAAGACCTAGCACTTCATCATAAGTATTATGACTTTGATAAGATAGTTAGGTTTTTTAAGACTCATGGAAAAGCATTTGGTTCATTTGCTACTAAATATGTAAACCGCAAATTGCTAGATTATGATCCTGCTAATTCTATGAGGATACGATTTAGCCTCATGCCCCAGAAATATGCTGATTTATTAGAGCCAGGGACTAGCAAGATATTAGATAGAATTATTGCTATTGATGAGTTCTTAGCAGCTGGTTGGGATGTACACATAAACTTCAGTCCTGTAATCGTAACAGAAGGATGGGAACAAGAGTATGCAGCACTATTTCAGCTAGTGGATAAGTATGTTACTACCAAGCACAAAGTAAAAGCAGAGGTAATCTTCCTTACCCATAATGCTGATAAGCATAAGTATAACCTGGATCATGGTATACCTGGTGAAGAACTATTATGGAGACCAGATATTCAGGAAGATAAAGTATCCGAATATGGGGGTAGGAATATTAGGTACAAGCACGACCTAAAAAATGATTATATCTATCAGTTTAAAATGTTGCACGATTTGATAATCCCTTGGAATACAATTAGATACATTTTTTAATATGACTGATGAGGACAAACTAAAAGTTATTAATCTACTAATGCTTCTGCAGATATGTGTATATGCAGCTGATGAAACTACAACTATCTCTTGGTTCAATAAACAGAAAACTAAAAATGTTCTAAATACATTTCTTGATATCATTATTAAGGAGCACGGACACGTAATAAAAAGTTTTTGGGATATTCCTGAGATGGATATGGTGGAAATTACCAAAGTTCTTAGTAACTTTGGCAAAGCTGCCGGATCATTAGAATACTATGATCTAGTAGAAGTAACTAAATTAATTAACGATTATAAAAATCAAAAATCATGAGTTGTTTATTCACTTGTTTGTTATTTGCAATTGGCGGTGCCCTTGCATCAGGTATTCTTGTTGATCTTAAATGGAAAGATGCTGCAAAAAAACTGATTGATAGAATCAGTTCTCTTGAAAGCGGTCTAAGCATTAAGCAATCAGAAATCAATAATTTAAATTCAAAATTGATTGCTGCTAATTCACGAATCAATATGCTTGATGTCAGTCTTTGTGCAAAAGATAAAGAACTTAGCGAACTATCAAAGACAGCAAAGCAGTCTGAAAAAACAGAAACTAATCCTAACGTTACTCCTGTAAATCCTCAACAAGGTTTGAGTAAAAAACGCGGTCCATATAAAAAGAAGAAGAATTATGGCAGACCAGCTTCCAATAACAATTCAGCTAAGAAAACAGAATAAAGAATTAGTCATTGTACATGACATGAGTAGATCAAAATTAGATCTATTTGTAAAATCATTAGAGGAAGGACAGGTTGTTGCAGTTACTTACGAAGTAATTAGCGCAGATAAATCTTATGCTCAGTTATCTAAATTGATGAAATGCATAAGAGAAGTAGCAACCTATACAGGTGATACATTTGAGAGTGTAAAACATGAGGTAAAAATCCGGTCTGGACTATGCATTGATGGAAAATGCAAGTCGTTTGCTGACTGCTCAAAAGATGAGATGAGTCTAGCAATACAGGCAATAATTGAAATAGGTGATATTGTAGGATTTAACCTACATTAAGACCAAAAAAGTGAGATAATGTAGGTTTTATCCTACATTATCTTCTTTTGCAGGACCATCAACTGGTGTTTTGGTTTGTGTTGCAGGATCGTATTCAACCCAATGCAGTTTATCTTGTGTTCTTGCTGCAGATTCTACCAAAGTAAGGAATGCAAGAATGGTTTGGCAATGGTATGTAAAAGCATCATCAATAGTGCCTTGACCAATCTTTTTCATTACCTCCGTAAAATGTTCTTGGTCTTTGAATGGTACAAATTCCAATAGCATTTGATTAAATCGCATAACGTAATCTACAGGAAGTTCAATAGCAATGCTAGTATTTTCCTTATATACCTCAGCTCTTACAGGCTTGAGGTCTTCTACTGGGATTGTTGTTTCTTCTGACATGTTGATTTTATTTAATGCACAAATATAAATGAAAGATATAAACTTACAAGAAATAAAAGAAAAACTGTTTCAAAAGTTGAAGTCAGCTGGTTGGGGACCAGCAACTGTAAATTTTATTATGTCATCAGACTTTGATAATATATTGGAATTCCTTTATAATGAATCAGTTAACGGTAAAAAGTGGACCCCACAGATAAAGAATCTATTCAGAGCATTTGAGGAATGTACATATGAAAATACTAGGGTTGTAATACTTGGCCAAGATCCTTATCCCCAAGTAAATGTAGCAGATGGCATTGCATTTAGTTGTAGCATGTACGGCACAATAGAGAAGTCCCTAAAGTATATGTATGATTCTATAGAAAGGACCACAGATCAGCAGCTAGAAAGATCAGCAGACTTAACAAAATGGGCTAATCAAGGAATGTTAATGCTAAATAGTGCATTGACTACGACAATAAATAAACCTGGGTCTCATCAGCTAGTATGGAAACCGTTTACTGCAGCAATTATTGATCATCTGATTTGGAATAAACCAGGTCTAATCTACGTATTTCTTGGTAAAAGAGCACAGGAATATGCTGATATGATACCAGATAATCATTACAAAATTTTTGCTACGCATCCTGCAAGTGCAGCTTATACTGGACAAGCTGAATGGGATTGCAATGATTTGTGGAATAAAATAAATAAAGAACTAGAAAGAAATGGGAAGCAGAAAATTAACTACTAAAAATTATGTACCACTACCTGAAAAAATATCTATCCGTGGATATTTAGATTACAAGTCTGGAGAATTCACATTTATTGTTTTTAGCAATAAAAGATATGTTCAAGCAAAAGGATTGTATGATGCTCTTTCTATATTTGGTATCAATTATGACAAAGCAAAATTGATTGTTGCTGAGATGTCTAATGAGCTAGATACTACTCATAAATTCAGAACAACAGAAGCTAACTATACTCAATTTGCCTTAGACCAAAGATTTCTTTATGATACTAATACAGTTTTACGATATCCTTGATGAGCTGGATGTAACTCCCAATGCATTTCACATCTTATGGTGCATTGCTAATAAGCGCAGACCTAAATCTGTAAATGCACATACTGAATTAAGAAATCTTAATGCAGCTAAACTTATAGATGATAAGTATGCAATAACCGAGGAAGGTAAAGCAGTATTGAAAAAGGTTGAGGATATATTCCAGGAAAAAATAGTAGAAGAAAAAGCTACTGTATCTGAAGATTATATTACTCAGTACCTTAATCTATTCCCTAAAGGTAAATTACCTAGTGGTAAATCAGCTAGAGTAAACCGTAGAGATATAGATAAAGCCTTTAAATGGTTCTTTCAGAACTATGACTATAGTTGGGATACAATTCTTAAAGCAACAGCCTACTATGTAGATAGTTTTGAGAAACAGAAGTTTATGTACATGAGAAATTCACAATACTTTATTGGTAAAACTAACCCAGACAAGACAAAAGATTCAGATCTTGCTAGTTATTGTGAGATAATTTTAAATGGTGGTTACGAAGAAGAAACCACATTATCAGAAAAAGTAGTATGAAGTATAAAAAGTTGGCAGCCGTTGTAATGATGTTATCCATCATGCTCCTGTTACATGTAATTGTTTGGAGGGTTAGTACTGATATACTACACATTCAAATTAGTTTTCTGCAGATAATTTTTATTAACATTCTCTTGGAATTGTTGAGTAAAGGTTATAGTTTTATATCCCGGAAAGTCCTAGAATCATTCTAAGTTACTGCTCCGGTAACAATCTCATTTTCAGTATAATGGTAGAAAAAAAGCATGCTTGGAAAGGGCAGAAAGATGGTTTTGTCCAAGCACTAGAATACATGAAAGGAAGGCGAGAAGGTAAGATACGTAGTATCAAAACACCTTGGCCTAAATTTAATGATGCATCTACCGATGGTATAGAGTGGAATACTCTAACTGTTATTGCAGGTAGGTCTGGTGCTGGTAAGACTTTAGTAAA